GCCGCAGCTTGAGGTGTGGCGCTCGCGTCACTTTCTCGTGCAGGTCTTCGACGGCGAAGGGCCGGCGAAGGCGCGGCTGTCGATCAATCGCACCGAACTGCAAGGCACGCGCTGGGTCGAGGGCATTAGCTGGGACGAACTGCAGGCACTGAAGGCTCAGTGCGGCTTCGCCAACTTCGATGCAGTCGAAGTGTTCCCGCGCGACCGGGACGTGGTGAACGTCGCGAACATGCGGCATCTGTGGGTGCTTCATGAGCCACTGTCGTTTGCATGGCGCAAAGGAGAGTCAGCATGAGCATCAGCGTGACGATCCCGATCAAGATCGAGTCTTCCCTGAACCTGCGGGAACACTGGAGGGTGCGCGCGACCCGCAACAGCTCGCACCGCTCCGCAGCCTTCTTCACGCTCAAGGCGACGGGCATCCCAGTCGGCGATCGGCCGGAAGTCTGCACGGTCACGCTCACCCGCATCGCCCCACGCGAACTCGACGGCGACAATTTACAGGGTGGTTTTAAGAGCACCAGGGACGGGGTGGCCGACTGGTTGGGCATGGACGATAACGACAGGCGCATCACCTGGCAATACGCTCAGGAAAAGGGTGCGCCCAAGCAATACGCCTGCCGGATCGAGGTGACGGCATGACCCGCCTTAGCCGACTTTCGCCGGCCTACCGCGCGCCAATGGCTCGACGCCAGCCGAGCGTAGTGCGCGGCGCACCGATGAGATCGCGACGCCGTGTCTCTGCGCGGCAGCCGTCACGGTGTAGCCCCGCTCGCGCACGAGGCGTACAGCGAGCGTCACGGCTTGGGATGGACGGCCGCTCATACGCGGGAAGCGGCCCAGCCCTTGGCCGACCATTCGTGCTTGCTGCTGGTGAGTGTCGCCACCAATTCGCTCGGGGAGTCGTTGCGCTCGATCATGTCGGCTTCGCTGTCGTATCCCGCATCCTGAGCGCATGCGTCACGCGCGGCCTGCTCGGAATCGGCCTCGTACACGCCGAAAACGATACCGTTTGCGCTGACTTCGTAGTTGCTCATCTCTCTCTCCTCGCTGTTGATTGGGTCAGTTCACTGATCGACGCCGAGGTATTCGTCGCCGAACTCGACGCGGAGAGCATCAATCTGCTCTGCGATTTCGCGGGCTGTCTTGTAGGTGCCAATGCCGGCGCGAACCATGTAGCCGGTGCCGATTTCAACGATGTCGAACTGCTCACCTTCGACGGTTTGGCGGGGCTTGATTTCGACAGTTTGGAGCTTGCTCATTTTTCTCTCCGGTTTGCTGACCAGCACCGCGCTGGGCATGACTCAAATATAGGGCATCATGCGCGATTAAACAAGCGACTGTTACAAAATTGTTTGGCCGAGGGGAAAACATGATCACCGTCGCGGTTCTCTCATTCTTGGCGGGCATCTTCGCCCGATGGATTGCCGACCAGGCATCTTGGGCTATTCGCATCTACAGGGGAGACGCATGAGCGAAACAGGGATCATGTCAGACCCGAGGTACAGCGACCGCCTCTACACGCACGCGGCTCAATGGGTCGATTCGCTTCAGGGGCCGGCACAGTTATGGGTGTGCCCTTGGGGCATCTGCGATGCCAGGCGGGCGCAGGAGTGTCGGGCCTCAACGGGGACCACCAAGATGAAGCGTGGATGCGGAACCTACTTCCCGTGCGGCATAACGCCAGAACAGGCGAAGCAAATGATCAAGGGCAGGGGAGACGCATGACTGACTGCTGGGGATGCAAACGCCACGCTGAAACAGGAATGGATGGCTTCGTCCAGGCCGGGTGCCCCGATTGCCTCCAGCGCGAGACTGAGCGCGACATTCCGCTCATGGCGCAGCGCATCGCGGAAAGCCCGGCCGGCAGAGGCTACGAAGCTGATCCGGGCGCCCTTAGGGAAGCGATGCACAAGGCATGGCCACTGGACACCGATTTCAAGCGAGGCCGGCTGGCAGTGTGGGCGCTGCTCAAGCCAAAGGAAGGGTGACGACGAGATGGCCTACAAACCCAAGCCAAACACCGAGCAGCATCTCATCCTCGAACACCTGCGCGCCCTCGGCCCCGGTGTCGAGATCAGCTGTCAGCAGGCGGCAGCGGTTGCAGGTCGCCCCAATGCATCGGGCCTGCGATCAGCCCTGCGTGAGGCCATCGCCGCCGGATTCATCACCGTGCGGCAGACCTCGGCCCGCTACAGCTGGTACCGCCTGGGCGATGGGAAGCCGCTGCAGCCCGACGACGACTCCGATTCGGACGTGCGCCGGCTGTCGGCAGCGGCGGTGCCAAGCATCTTCGCCTACGCCCAGCAGCGAAACGCGGCTGCATTCAGCACGCTAGAGAGCAGTGACGGCAGGCTCGTGCTGCAGCGCGATGGCCGGGTGATCGCCGAACTGACGCCGAAGGAAGCGGAGATCCACAGGGAATTCCTGCGCGTGCGCGGGAGATGGGAAATGGCTGAGGAATAGGGGGGTGCTACTGACCAATCCCCCTAACACCCATCTCCCCCACCCCTACCACTCCACCCCCAGCATCCACGCCATTCAACGAACCCTCTTCGGTGGGGAATGGCTATGGCTGGCGGAAAGGTCAACACTGGGTCAACAGAAGCGGGGCTAACCGGCAAGGTCGCCCTGTTCGTTGCTGAATACCAGAAGGACCACAACGGCACCCAAGCGGCCATCCGCGCCGGCTACAGCCCCAAGACTGCCAAGGTGCAGGCATCACGCCTGTTGTCCAAAGCTAACGTCAAAGCCGCGATTGTTGACCTAGGTGAACAGCAGATCGCACAGGTGATCCACGAGACGGGCGTCACGCTGGAGCGCGTGATCCGCGAGATCGCCAAAGGCGCCTTCTTCGACGTTCGCAAACTGTTCCACCCCAACGGCCAGCCAATCCCAGTCACCGAACTGGACGACGACACCGCCAGCGCGCTCGCCGGCCTCGATGTGCTTGAGGAGCACCGCGGCACAGGCGAGGAGCGCGAGTTCGTGGGCTACGTCAAGAAGTACAAGCTCGCCGACCGCAAGGGCTACCTCGACATGCTCATGAAGCACCTCGGCGGCTACGCCAAGGACAACGAGATCAAGGTCGAGACCACAGCGGCCCCCTCCGTCGTTGACGCAACCCGAGAGATCCTCTTCGCCCTGCACCTCGGCCAGCAGCAAGCACGCGCCAAGGCAGAGCAATCAGTCCCTGCGAGTCAGGCGCAACCCTGACAACTCCACCCAGCAACAGCAACTAGCAACGGAGCTACACCATGACGAGCATCCTCACGAGCATCCACGGGCGCGGCCTCGGCCTCGGCCCCGAATCCAACGGCCGGCGCCAACTGGTCAACCACGGCGGTTTCGCCGCAGGCCAGAACGGCAAGCAACGCCAGTTCGGCAGCCCGAACCGCGTCGAGTATTGGGAGGATTTCCTCGGCGACGTGGTTCCCGACCAGATCAACGCACTGGAAGGCACCGACAGCGCGACCAGTGATGCGGCGATCCTCGCAGGCGGCATCGGTGGTGTCCTGCGCCTGACCACGGGCGACGCCGGCACGGGGCTCGCGGCCGACATGGAGCAGATCACCTGGGCGCTCCAATGGCAGGCCAGCAACGGCAACCTCTGCATGGAGGTGCGCGCCAAGATGTCGGCCATCACCACCTGCTACGCCTTCATCGGCTTCACCGACCTCGCGACCTCGCTGGAAGGCCCGATCGTCTCGGCAGCCTTGGCCGACACGATCACCACGAATGCCAGCGATGCCGTTGGCTTCATGTTCGACACCCGCATGGCAACCGATGACTGGTGGCTGGTGGGGGTGGCTGCCGACGTGGATGCAACGCTGCAAGACACGGGCGTGGCCCCGGTGGCGAATACCTACGCCGTGTTCCGCATCGAGGTGGACAGTGCTGGCGCGGCGACGTTCTTCTACAACGGCGCGCGGGTTGGAACCAAGATGACCGGCGCGCTGACTGCGGCCACCGACCTGACACCGACCATCTGCGTCAGCAAGACCTCGGTCGCTGCCAGTATGACCATGGACGTCGATTACGTGCACGTCAGCATGGACCGCGCAACGGGCGGCGCGGACTGATCCTGTGTCGATCTCCTTCGCCGACGTCGCCGAAGCACTGAGCGGCCTCTCTCCTGCGGAGGTGGCCGCTCAGGTGTCTGCGGCGAAAGCGGTGGTGGGGCATCGCAGATTCAAGCCGCTCCCCGGCCCGCAGACCGACGCCTATTTCAGCCAGGCCGACATCCTGCTGTACGGGGGTTCGGCGGGTTCGGCCAAGAGTGCGCTTCTGGTCGGACTCGCTGCCAATGAGCACGATCGAAGCATCATCTTCCGCCGAGAGTCTTCGCAGACGGATGGCCTGATCGCCTTCGGGAAAGAGGTGATCGGCGATTCGGCTCGTTTCAACGGCCAGGATCTCGAGTGGAACTGGCCCGACGGGCGCAGCCTGAAGCTCGCCGGCATGCAACTCGCCGACGACTGGCGCAAGCACGCCGGCCGGGAGCGCGACTTCATCGGCTTTGACGAGGGTGCCGAGTTCCTTGAGGCGCAGGTGTCATCCATCATGGCGTGGCTGCGCGCCGAGCCTGGCAAGCGTTGCCGCGTGGCGCTGGCGAGCAATCCGCCACGAGGCAATGATGGCGCGTGGCTGGTCGAGTGGTTCGCCCCTTGGCTGGATCCACAATTCCCTCGCCCCGCGCAGTCCGGAGAACTCCGGTGGGCGGTGATGGCTGGTGGCGTGACGGTCTGGGTCGATGGCCCCGGCGAGCATGTGATTGACGGCGAGACGTACCTCGCCATGTCGCGCACGTTCATCCCGGCCGCACTGAGCGACAACCCGTACCGCAATACGCCAGAGTACCGCGCCCGCCTGATGTCCCTGCAGGAGCCGCTTCGCTCGCAGCTGCTCTACGGCGACTTCAACGCCGGCAAGATGGACGGCGATTGGCAGGTGATCCCGACCGCGTGGGTCGTGGCTGCACAGCAGCGGTGGCGCCCGACGCCCCCCGTGGGTGTGCCCATGTGCTGCATCGGCGTGGACGTGGCGCAAGGTGGCGCCGATGACACTGCGCTCGCGCCGCGCTATGACTCGTGGTTCGCCCCCATCGAGGTGGTTCCCGGGGTAGATACGCCGGGCGGAACCGAGGTGGCCGGGTTGGTGGTGTCCAAGCGCAGGAACAACGCGATGGTCGTCATCGACGTGGGGGGCGGGTGGGGCGGCAGCGCGCACGGCCACCTGCGAGGCAACGACATCGAGTCCATCCCCTACATGGGCGTGAAGGTGTCGCACAACCGCACCTCTGACAACCAGCTGAAGTTCAGCAACATGCGCACTGAGGTGCACTGGCGCTTCCGTGAGGCACTCGACCCGGACCAACCCGGCGGCTCAAGCATCTGCCTGCCGCCCGATCGCGAACTGCTGGCCGACCTCACGGCTCCGATCTATGCCGTCAAGAACGGTGGCGTCATCGAGGTGGAGGCGAAGGACAAACTCGTCAAGCGGCTTGGCCGTTCTCCCAACCGAGGCGATGCTGTGCTGATGGCGTGGCACTCGGGCGCCAAGATGGCGAGCCACTACCAAGAGTGGAACCTCGGCGCGGCCGGGATTGGCCGGCGCGCACAACCCAACGTCATTCTCGGCCACCAGGCCGTGCGGAGAAACAGATGAGCGGTCTCGTTCAAGGCAGCCTCGGGCTGGTCAGCAGCATCCTCGGCATCGGCGCCCCGTCAGCCCCTGCGGTGAAGCCGCCGGCCGTCATGCCCACAGTGGATGACGCGGCAGTGGAACAAGCCAAGCAGCGGCGCATCGCCGAGATGCAATCGCGCTCGGGCCGTGCGTCAACGATCTTCACCGGCCAGGACAGCGGCGACAAGGTTGGGGGCTGATTCCAAATGGACGCCATTGCCGCCGCGATCTGCGCCCAGCAGGCCATCGACGCTGACCTCAAGGTGCTGCAGAGCATGAGCCCGACCGATCCCGCCTCCATCGTGGTCGGGAAGAACCCGGCGGTGAGCATCCCCAGCAGCATGCTGGCCGGGATCATTACGTCGCTCATTGAGGCCAAGACTGCCGACTCGCGCTGCATCGGGCAGGCCATTGACACCGTTCAATCTTGCATGCCGGGCACGCCGTGAACAACGACGTCAAACAGATCATCGCCCAAGGGGACCGGCTCTTCGACAAGCGGGTCGGCCTGATGTCGCTCTGGCAAGAGATCGCGGAGAACTTCTTCCCGGAAGTGGCCGAGTTCACGATGAACCGCACCCTCGGTTCGGACTTCAGCGAGAACCTCATGAGCAGCTACCCGGTGCTTGCGCGCCGCGAGCTCGGCGATGGCTTTGGCGCCATGTTGCGGCCGGGCACCAAGGACTGGTTCAAGATGGGCGCAGCCTACCGAGAGCCTGACCTTGAAGGCCGCGCGTGGCTCGAGCGGGCCACGAAGATCCAGAAGCGGGCGATGTACGACCGCAAGAGCCAGTTCACCCGCGCCACCAAGGAAGGTGACCACTTCTACGCCGCCTTCGGTCAGTGCGTCATCACCGTGGAGATGCGCAAGAACCTCGACGGCCTGCTGTTCCGCTCCTGGCACCTGCGCGACGTGGCATGGTGCGACAACGCGGAGGGCGTGACGGACACGGTGCACCACAAGATGCGGCACTTCACCGTGCAGCAGCTGGACCAGATGTTCCCCGGCAAGCTGGCGCCGTCCCTGCAGCAGAAGCTGAAGGACGACCCCTACGCCGAGCACGAGATTCGCCGTGTGGTGATGCCGAGCGAGACCTACAGCGGCGAGCGGCCGTGGCGCACGAAGTTCGTGAGCCTGTACGTGGATCCGGCCAACAACACGGTTCTCGAGGAAATGGGGCAGCGCACGCACCCCTACGTCATCCCGCGCTGGAGGACGAAGCCCGGCAGCCAGTACGCGCACAGCCCGGCGGCGATGACGGCGCTGCCGGATGCCCGCCAGATGCAGATCATGACGCTCGCGATCGTGGAGGCCAGCGAGAACGGCGTCACGCCGCCCATGGTCGCCAACAAGGAGGTGTTCCGCAGCGACTTCCCGCGCTATGCCGGCGGGGTGACGTGGGCGGACATGGCCTATGACGGGAAGATCAGCGACCACTTCGCGATGCTCTCGCCCGACAAGAGCGGCATTCCGATGGGGATGGAACTGCGCGCCGACCTGAAGGACATGATCACCCAGGCCTACTACCTGAACAAGCTGAACCTGCCGAGCTACGACAGCAAGGCGATGACGGCCTACGAGTTCGCTCAACGGGTGCAGGAGTACATCCGCCAGGTGTTGCCGCTGTTCGAGCCGATGGAGGCTGAATACAACGGCCCGCTGTGCGACCGCGCGGCCGAGTTGCTGCTCGCGCATGGCGCATTCGGTCCGCCGGACCAGATCCCGCAGAGCTTGGGTGGGGCTGAACTGGAGTTCACGTTCGAGTCGCCTCTGTCCGAAGCGATCGAGAAGCAGAAGGTCACCGTGTTCCGCGACAACATCGCGCTCGCGGGTGAGGTGGCCGCACTGGATCCGGCCGCGCCGATGGTGTTCTCCGCGACCCAAGCATTCCGCGCGGTGCTGGAAGCCAACGGCTCGCCGGCCGACTGGATCAACTCGGAAGAGACGGTGCAGGCCATGCAGCAAGCACACGACCAGCAGATGCAGCAGCAGCAATTGCTCGATTCCATGGGCAAGGCGGCAGCAGCGGCCAAGGATTTCAGCGCCGCGGGGGCGGCAGAGCCAGCGATGGCTTGAACGATCAATAACCAAGGATGGACATGTCCAACGAATACCTACCGGTCTTCCGGCCCACCTCGACGGTCAGCATCAATGCGAACACCATCACCGCGTCGATCGCGCTGGCCGGCTCAGGGCGCAACGTGCGCGTGTCCAACTCGGGATTGACGGCGGTGTTCCTCGCCTTCGGTGGGTCAACCGTGACCGCGACCGTCGCGACCGGCCTGCCGATCCAGCCTGGAACCTCCGAGGTGTTCGACTACAGCGGCGCCAACACCTACGTGGCGGCGATCACCGAAAGCGGCACATCGCGCATCAGCGTGACCCGCGGCGACGGGGGTTGAGATGAGCAACGAACGGGTACGGGCCGCAGCGGCCATTGCCAGCGCGATGCCGCGCCTACGGGGTGCGTTCAGTGTGTGGAACGCCAACGCGAGCGGCAGTTCCAACGGCACGGTGCAGGTGCAGTGGCAGTTGCCCGCCGCGTTCTCGGGTGTGCGCCTCGTCTACACGAACTACACAACGGCGGACATCACGCTCGCCAAGGCGCGCATTGCCGCGACGACGACGAAGGGCGGCAACGGCGCCACGCTGACATGGAGCCAGGTCACGTTCTCTGGCTCGGCAAGCGTGACCCTGCCGCACTGTGTGGCAGCGGCTCCGAACGAGCAGTTCACGCCGATCGTCTCCGATCTCGTACAGATCAGCCCGCTCGACAACCAGAACCTGCTCTACACCCGCAGCGACTACGCCGGCAACTTCGGCTGCTGCGATCCGGGTACGGGCAACATGGCGCAGTGGAACAACAACGTGGCGACAGCGACAGGCCTGGGCGCGGCCGGGCTCGGCCAGGACGGGGTCGCCTTCCAGTGGCAATCCGGATCCTCCACGGGCGTGGTAGCGAACGACACAACGGGCATCACCATGAGCACGGGCGGTCGAGTGATCGCGCCGGACAGCCTGCTCGTCAACTACACCGTGCCCACCATCAGCGTCGGCTCGTGCGGCGGCAGCCACCTGCGCGGCGACACGACCTACGGCGACAACACCGGCTTCGTCTATCGCGCGTGCTCGCAGAAGTCGTATGAGGCCGGCTACGCGAAGCTGTGGTCCCCAGCGAACTACTCGCGCAGCGGTGGTGGCTCGGCCCCGGCACTGGCGAACATCCGGCTTCTCGACGCGGCGGGCCTGTTCCCCCAGATCCTCGTCATCCTCGCCAGTTCCGGCGACGACGGCTCGCCCACCGCGACGCGCGAGGCGACAGCACAGATGCGCCTGACCGAGGTTCTGGAACTGTGCTTCAAGAACCGATGCCGGCCAATCGTGGCGACAGCGCCGCCGGTCAGCTCCTACGACGACACGCAGAACGCCCTGCGCGTGACCCAGAACAACTGGGCGCTGAACCTGCGCTACCACGGCATCAGCGTCATCGACCTCGACCTGATCTATCGTGATCCAGCAAATCCGCGCCAGATCCTCCCGGCGTGGACAGGGCTCGGCATCCACGCCAACGACGCTGGCCAAGCGGTGGCCGCGACGTACTTGGCCGCCATGTTGTGAGTCCAGCATGAAACGTGAACCTTGGCACCCGGCAGATTACGACGAGTACGACGCGAGCGCGATGCAGGCCCTGGCGCGTGGCGAGGCCAATGACCAGCAGCAGCGCCGTGCGCTGAGTTGGATCGTGCACCGCGCCGCGATGGCCGATGACCAGTCGTTCGTGCCCGGTCAGGCCGACGTGTCCGCCTTTATCGAGGGGCGCAGAAGCGTCGGCAACCAGATCAAGAAGCTGATCAATCTCGACCTCGCCGCACTGCGGCAAACCACGAAAGGTAAGTGATGCCCGAAGATGAAGTGAACGCGCCGGCACCAGCACCCGCTGCCACCCCTGCGCCCGCTCCAGCACCGACACCCGCCACTGCTCCAGCAGCGCCGGCACCAAGCCCTGCGCCTGCGCCCGCTGCCGCCCGCGGCCCCGACGGAAAGTTCGCGGCTGCCGCCCCGGCCGAGGCTCCTGCCCCAGCGCCTGCCGCCAGCACCTTCCCCGACAACTGGCGCGAGGAATGGTCCGGCGGTGACCCGAAACTGCTCAAGCGGCTCGAGCGCGTCGAAAGCCCCGCGGCGGCGATGAAGATCCTGCGCGATCAGGACTTGCTGATCCGCCAGGACAAGATGTCCAAGCCGCTTCCCAAGGACGCGACCCCCGAGCAGATTGCCGAATGGCGTGCCGAGCGAGGCATTCCAGAGACCCCGGACAAGTACGACACCAAGATGCCGGACGGCTTGGTCTTCGGCGAGGCCGACAAGCCCGGCGTCGAGAAGTACCTCGCGGCCATGCACGGCACCAATGCCACGCCCGAGCAGGTGAAAGCCGGCCTGCAAGCCTTCGGCGAGTTCCGCCAGCAGGAATCCATCGCTCTCGCCGAGCTCGACGCCACCGAACGCAATGCGACCGAGGAAGCGCTGCGGCAAGCGTGGGGTGGCAACTACCAGCAGGAGAAGGCGCGCATCGAGGCGATGTTCGCCAATGCGCCGACGGCAGTGAAGGACTCGGTGCTGAATGCCAGGGCCGGGAAGTCGGGCCTGATGAACAAGCCGGAAGTCGTCCAGTGGCTGGCCGGCATTGCTCGCGAACTGAACCCGACTGCGACCATCGTCCCGGCCGGCGGCAGTAAGGAAGGCGCCATCGCAGACGAGATCAAGTCCATCGAGGCCACCATGTACAACGCCGATGGCTCCAACAACAAAGCGTACTGGGATGACGCTGGCGTGCGAAACCGCTACGCGCAGCTGCTCGCCGCCAAGGCCAAACTGTCCTGATGAGCTGCAAGGCCGCGGCGAGCAACACACATGGCTCGCCCGGTCCCCTCCGGGGATACCAAGCACTGTGAGCCGCGGTGATGAGTGGGCCAGGCCATCCCTAACAGGCACTTGACACATCAGTGAAAACACCCCCATAGAATTTGCGCCATAGCCCATTCGGGCTTTCTCTGACGAGGCCCCATTCGTGGTGCCGCGCGAGCCCCGGTGAATAGCCGGCCACCCTCTGCGCCGCCGTGAATGCCACCCCTGAGTCGGATGCGGGAAACCCCATTCGTTCCTACTCAAGGAGTGCCATTCATGAGCACCGAAACCGCTGCACAAATTCAGTACCGCCAGGAGTTTGTCCTGGGGTTCGAGCGCCGTCAGTCCCTGCTGCGCAACACCTGCACGACCGAAGCCGTCATCAAGGGCTCGTCGGCCGTGTTCAACGTGGTGGACTCCAACTCGGAGACCACGACCACTCGCGGTGTCAACGGCCTGATCCAGGCCTTCGGCAACCACAACACGCAGAACACCTGCACGTTGAGCGAACAGCACGCGCTGGGCAAGATCACCGGCTTCAACGTGTTCCAGTCGCAGGGCAACCAGACCGCGCAGCTTCAGGCCAATCAGATGGCCAAGCTCAATCGCAAGATCGATGACCAGATCATCACCGAACTGTCGACCGGCACGCTGTACGCCGGCCTGGCTGCGGAGCCGATGAGCTTGGCCAAGGTCGGCTGGGCCATCGCGATCCTCGGCAACAACGACGTGCCCATCGACGGCAGCATCTACGGCCTGATCAGCCCGGCGGCCTATTCCTACCTGCTGCAGGTCAAGGAGTTCGCCAACAGCGATTACGTGGCCGTCAAGCCGCTCGACGGGCAGGCGCGTCAGTTCTACTGGGCTGGCGTCAACTGGATCGTCCACACCGGACTGGCATCGCCTGGCACGGCGAACGAGAAGTCGATCATCTTCCACAAGAGCGCCATCGGCCACGCCGTGGACGCCAAGGGCATGGACATCGACTCGGGCTACGACGGCGAACAGCAGTACTCCTGGGCGCGCGCAAGCGGGTTCATGGGCGCCAAGCTGCTGCAGAACAACGGCGTGGTCCAGATCCGCCACGATGGCTCGGCTTACGCTGCCACGGCATAAGGAGAAACAGCATGGCATACGTTACTGCAAACCTGAACCTGATGGCCGCGGCGATGGGCGGCGGCAACAGCATCTGGCTCTACAACGGCACGGATTCGCACGGCACGGTCGAAGGCGCCGACTTCTTCTCCGACGGCGCGGCCAAGGGCATGAAGGTCGGAGACTGCGTCATCGTCCAGAAGACGACCTCGACCTACGAATCGGTCTTGTGCTACGTCAAGACGGTGACCGCCGGGGGTGCCGCAACGGTGGCTGCGGCAATCCTCGCCTAACCCTAAGCCCGCGTTCTCCCACCCCTAGGGGGCTGATGGCATCGTGCCGTCGGCCCCTTTTCATTTCCTCAGGAGAATGCATGACCACTGCCGAGAAACCCGCGACCGTGGAGAAGGAGAAGGCGCCAGCCGCTCCGGTGCGCGCGCCAGCCGTGGCGCCCAACAGAATGCTCGACGCCGCCTCCATGCAGCAACGCTGGTTCGTCGAGGTGAATGCCGGCGTGACCGTGGCCGACCTGCTGCACCCTCCGTTCTGGTCGCACTGCGCGAACAAGCTGAAGAACCTCGCTGTCATCTCCGTGATGCCGGCCGACGAGTCCTACTACTGCGAACTTCTCGTGCGCGACGTGGGCCGGCTCTACGCCGTCGTGTCCGTCCTGAACTTCGTCCAACTCGCCACCGACCTGAGCGTTCCGGTGGACGCCGCCTACGAGATCAAGTGGCGCGGCCCGGTCGCCAAGTACGGCGTGCTGCGACTGGCCGACAAGGAGATCGTGCGCGATGGCTTCGTGGACAAGGCCGAAGCGCAGACGTGGCTCACCGAGCACCTGAAGGCGTTCACGCGCTGAGATCATGAAGGGGCGCTCGTGACCGTCTCAAAATTAAGCCTGTACCAGGGGAGTTTGAGACTCCTTGGTGAGAGAAAACTCTCGAGCCTCACCGAGACGCGCGAAGCCCGCTATCTGCTCGATGACGCATGGGACGACGGCGCGGTGAACGAGTGCCTGCAGATGGGGCAGTGGAAGTTCGCCACCCGCACCTCGATGCTGGATTCCTCTCCGTCCATCGAGTCCGACTTCGGTCTGCAATACGCCTTCGTCCACCCGGACGACTACGTGCGCACGGTCTCGGTCTGCGGCGATGAACTGTTCGACGTTCCGCTGACGCACTTCGCGGATGAGGCCGGCTACTGGTGGGCCGATCAGGA